AATAGCCTGGATTTTAAGTGGCACACATTAATCAATAGAACGAGCAAAAGCCCATTCTCCACTTGCAAAAGCAACCTTCCATCGGGCTTTGCTGCTTGTCTCGTACGGCGAATGAGAACAAGCCCCTGGAGAAGGATTTAAGATGCAGCACACAGACCCTGCATTTTCAGAAGAACTGAAGTCCTGTACTCTGAAAGGGTCATGAGCTGCGGTTGAATTTCGAGCGTACCTCCGGCGGCCCGAAATTGTGGAATCCAACGGTGAAACACCGCGTCTGGGTGGAGACTGAGCTCGAAAGCTGCAGTTTCCATGTTTTCGCATGTTTTTGCCTCTTCATCCATGTCCCCTCGAATCCAGTTCGTCATCTCAAGTACAGTCTCCAAGGAAAGAGGGGCACGGTACATTCCAGCTGGGTCGCGGAGAAACGTTCGCTTAAGAAAACTGATATCACTGAGCGACCGGAATGGAATAAGTTCTCCACTTTGGCTTCATCGGTGTACGTCATCCCAAATTTCGCATAACCGGCGGCAATGGTGACTTGATTGAAAATTCCGATGACGTTATCAGAGATGTTAACAATGTTATCATCGCCGTATGCAATCATTGCAACGTTACGTTGGAATGCTTGCATGTTTTTCAATTCCGGAGGAACAACCAACATCCACACGTAACGCATAGATAGCGAATTATAGATTGAATTAATAATCGCCGTCAAAGGACAACCAGAAGGTTGGGAATGCGTCCAAATATAGACGGAGCTGTCAAAAACATGTACAGAATTGACGATCTCACACCAGAGGACCTCTCGAATGAGCGCATTCTCCCCACCATCACCATAGAATTGATTGATGATGTCAAGAATTGCCCATAGGATTTCACTAACAAGGGTCCCGTCAAAATTGGAGAAATCTCCAGCAATCACTTTCTTACCCTTGCTCTGCATGCGTTCAGCGATACAATGCCAATCCATCGAATAGACATTCGTGCCAACCGCAATCTCATTGTGAATGCGGTTGTTTGCGCAATGCGAAGCAAAGCCAAGAAAGTATTTACGAAAAACCAAC